GAACCTTCCGTACGAGTTGGTATTGAAAGATTTCTCAAAATCGAATTTTTCCGCATCGCGCGCGGCGATCCTCGAAGCACGCAGGATGTTCCGGCAGGAACAAATATGGATGAGCAAAAAGTTATGCCAGCCGGTATGGATGATGTTGATGGACGAGGCGTATCTGCGGGGAGAATTCGAAGCGGCGGATTACTGGGTTAAACGGCATGAATATACCCGGGCCAGATGGATCGGGTCAGGATGGGCGTATATCGAGCCGGAAAAGGAGATCGATGCGTCCGTGACCGCTGTTGATAACCATCTTTCGACGCTGGCGGATGAAGCGGCGGGAAGAGGCAAGGATTATGAGGAAATACTCAAACAGGCGTCCCGCGAAAAACGGCAGATGGATAAGCTCGGGCTCAAGAAACCCGATGCAAAGCCGGCTAATGATCCAAAGGATGCGCTGAATGATGCAGATGAGGCGGGTAAAGACCCCGATGAAATGGATGATCCAAACAAGCAGGAGGGTGGCAATGAAGAAAATTAACGAAGCGGCGTTTCTCAAGCCATGGGCCATGAAAGAAGATGTGGTGATGACCATGCGCGATATCGTGATCAGGCATTTAAAAGGCGAGAATCTCGATGCGCTGGAACTTGCTGCCAGGACTGACGGTAAGAAAGACGCCCCGGCGTATGAGGTTATTGACGGGATTGCGCGGATACCTATCTATGGCGTGATATCAAAACGTATTTCGCTGATCCAGCGGATCTCAAGCCCGGGAACGTCCGTGCTTGAAATACGCAGCATGCTGCGTGAAGCCGCTAATGATCCCAAGGTTGATCGGATAGTCTTGGATATCGACAGCCCGGGAGGCAGTTCTGACGGGGTGTCAGAGTTGTCGGATTATATATTTGCGCTGCGGGAGAAAAAGAAAATCGTCGCGTTTGCAAACGGGTCGATGTGTTCCGCAGCGTACTGGATCGGATCAGCTGCCGAGGAGGTATACGCCAGCACTGGCTCCATGGTGGGATCGATCGGCGTGTATGCCGTGATCGACGATTATACCCATGCCAACTGGGAGGCAGGGATAAAGACGGAAGTGATCAAAGCCGGCAAGAATAAAGCCGCCGGTCATCCGGATAAACCGTTTACCGCAGAAGACAGGGCGGTGATCCAGACTGAGGTCAATATGGTGTACGACCTCTTTATAGAAGCGGTCGCGCGTAACCGCGGCATGTCTGTTGATGATGTGCTCAAAGTAGCGACAGGCGATATATTCATCGGCAAGAAAGCGGTGGATACCGGCCTGGTTGACGGCATTGACGATATCGATGCCATTTTCACATCTACGGCAGTAGATTCGGCGCGGACGCGAAAAACCGCCGCCGGCGCGGCCGATTTATCGATAGAGAATAATAACCAACCAAACAAACAGGAGGCGGATATGGAAGTAAAGGATCTGACAGTGGAGAAATTGAAGGCCGAGAACAAAGCGGTAGCTGATGCGTTGTTCGCGGAAGGTAAAGCTGCCGGAGTTGCAGAGGGTAAGGCGGCAGGCATAGCCGAAGGAAAAACAGCCGGTATCGAGGAAGGTAAAGTTATCGGCGCGAAGGAAGCCCGTGATCTTGAGCTCGCGCGTGTCAGCGCCGTCATCGCGGCCGCGCCCGCGGGGATGGAAGCGTTGGCATTGGCAGCGGTCAAAGAAGGCAAAACCGTCGAGCAGGCAAAAGACGCGTATTTGCAGTCCATGAAAGCCGCAGCGCCGGCAAGCCCCGGAGCGAACCCTGATCCTGCAGCGCAGAGCGCGAACTCCGGCCAGCAGTTATCGATCGAGGAAAAGTGCAAGCAGGATTGGGAGAAGGATCCCAAGCTGCAGCAGGAATGGGCAAGCCTCGAAGCGTACACCGGGTATACCCGCGGCGTCGCTAAAGGACGGATCCGGGTAGTGAAGAAATAAGAATCCCGATCCTCATGGAGCAGGATGGGAAGACGTGGAGAAGGATAAACAGGAGGATGAACCATGACGACGTTAGCACTCAATAAACCCAGAGCGTTTGAAACAGGCGATTTCAACGATCTTCCGGTGGTCGCGACCGATATCATCTATGAAGGCGCTGCGGTCGGCGAGAACGGATCCGGATATTTCCGCCCATTAGTCGCGGGCGACAATTTCGCGGGATTCGCGGTAGCCAAAGCGGATAACAGCGCAGGCGCTGCCGGAGCGATCAATGTCAAGGTCCAGCAGGTCGGCAGGATCGAGCTCGAAGTGACCGGGGTAACAGCGGTCACGGACGAAGGGTCGACCGTATACGCCTCAGACGATAATACGTTCACGTTATCGTCCACATCGAATTCGGCGATCGGCAAGATCATCCGCTGGATATCGAGCACAAAATGTATCGTCGCGTTTGAAGCGGTATCACGCCGGTCGATATAAGCCGGCCGGTAATACGGTAGCCTAAAGGTAGGCGACCTTACGTAAACCAGGTTAAAAGGAGGAAACGATGGATCAGAGTGTGTTAACAAGCCGCGATATCATAGGGATGATCGACAACGGTATCGAGATGTCTAAGGATACCGGCTGGCCGTTCCAGGTCGGCATGGAATTCGGGTCGAACCAGGCCACAGAGAAGTACAAAGTCATCGGCGCATCGCCGGCAATGCGGGAATGGATCGGGGGCCGCTCGGTGAAAAGCCTCAGGACTGCAGGGATCGATGTCGTCAACAAGCGGTTCGAGTCGACGATCATCATCGGCAAGGACGACCTTCGCCGGGACAAGACCGGATTCATCAATATCCGGATCAGCCAGCTCGTTGACCGGTTTGTCCAGCATTGGGCGAAGTTATTGACCACGCTGCGTACCAGCGGGACCGCAACCGCATGCCTTGACGGCCAGTATTTTTACTCGGCCAGCCATTCATGGGGCGACAGCGGAACGTTGTCCAACCTGCTTACATCAAGCGACTATTCGGACTTGAATGTGGACACGGCGGCTAATCCGACAGCGATCGAGTTGGCAAAAGCTATCCTGAAAGTCGTCCAGCATTTCTATTCGTTCAAAGACGACCAGGGCGAGCCGATCCACGAAAACGCCAGGAAGTTCCTGGTGCAGGTGCCGGTGAACATGTACGCCGCATTGATCCAGGCGCTCAGCTCGAATTTCCTGAGCACCGGGACCGGCGCGGTGGATAATCCCGTGCTCGTCGGGAAGTCCGAGTTCCAGATCCTGCCGAGCGTCAACCCTCGGTTGTCGACCACCACTGAATTTTATGTGGACCGGATCGACGGGGTCGAGAAATCGTTCATTCTGCAGAACGAGACCGAGCCTGAAATCACGAATAAAGCAGAAGGCAGCGATTTTGAGCATGACAACTATGCCCACGAATACGGGATTACCGTGTCCCGTAACGCCGGGTACGGTTTCTGGTCAAGCTCGATCAAAGCCACATTGTCATAACCTGAAGCGGTTATTATACCGCGCGCCTTGGGGCCCGGGGGAATCAATTCCCCCGGGGCCAGAGGTTAACCTGGAGGAATTGTATCATGGCTGTCAAAGAAACAACTCAAACAGCGGCGCTCGTGCTTAATGAGGAGAAGGTCATCAGGGGGAAGAAGATCAAGGCGGGAACCACGCTTGCAGAAGTCAAATGTTCTGCGGATTTCATCGCGGAAGATGTTGACCTTGGGTTGCAGTTGAACCAGGTCAAACTCGTTCCGGTATTCCCAAAGAAAAACGAGAAATAGAGTCATAACCGGGCTCTGGCGGCCCAGGGTTTTATATGTCATTCAAGACGCAGATGGTTAACGATATGGCGAACTGTATACTCAATACCAACGAGTTCGCTGAAACCGTTATTTATACTCCTAAAGGCGGGACGGCTAAAGAGATCAAAGCCGTGATCACCCGCCGGCCGCCTGAACCGGATGATTCCGTTTCCGGAAGAGTTCTGCAGGACCAGGTCGAAGTATCGATCGTCAACGACGCAACGTATGGGATAGCCACGGTATCTTTGGGAGGGGATACCGTGGTTTTCCCGAAATATGCCGGCGGGGCGAATGTGACGTGGTTGGTGACAGCGGTCTCTGCCCAGGATGAAGGGGCATGGCGGCTTATTGTGACGAGGTAATATGGACAGTTTTACGGTACAAGTAAATTCTAAAAATTTAGAGCGGGCGATGCGGTTATTTCCGGCCGAGCTCAAGATGAATATGGCGGACGCGTTCGATCATGCCAGCCGGAAATTCTTTAAGACGTTCTACCGCACGCGGCTGCAGGGGCCGCCTGGGGTCAAAGGGACATCTGGCGGATTGTTCCACCGGTTCCGCAGGGTGGTACTAATCAACGGCAAACCGAAGTTCCTTAACGCCAATATGCGCCGGGATATGACCACAAGCCTTATCGGTAAATCTGATGACGTGATGAATATGCAGATCGATATGTACACCAAATCGAAAGCTGCCGGCATACATGAAAAAGGCGGGGATGTCGGAGGCAAAGGCAAGTATATGAAGATCCCGCTTCCCACGGCCAAGAAGCTGCGCGCGAATGTTAAATTGATCGCATTAAAGCTCCGGGGCGGGTTATTCCTGGTGCAGGTCAACCGCCGGCAGAAAGCGTTAACACCGTTTTTCATACTTAAAAACAGGGTGCACATGACGCCGCGGCTCGGGTTTTATTCTACCTGGGGCGGATTAAGCAGCCAGCGAATTAAGGTTATCGATAAGGCGATCAAAGACACGATCACCGGGACAAAATTATGAGCACTGTATCAGTCAGAGAGCGGATACTGGAGAATATACAGACGACGTTGGCGGCGATCGCTGCCGGCGCAACCTATAACAACACGTTCGCATCAGGGACGGTGCAGCGGTTTAAGCAGCGGGGGAACCAGAAAGCCGTCTGCCCCTGCGCGATCATCACGGCCGGTCCGGAAGATAAGCTGTTCGGACCGAACGAGTATTATACCAATACGTTGACTGTCGGAATCGAGGTTTATATTTCCCAGGATGAGAGCGATACCGACGATACGGATACCGAGCTGGATACGTTGCTCGACGATATTATTAAAGCGTTGATGGTTGATATTACGCGCGGAGGGTATGCCCGGGAAACGCATGTCAAGAACGTCACGCCGTTTATCACCGTTGAAAACCAGCAATACGCTGGGTTGATCATAGAAGTCGAAGTCCTATATCTGCATTTGATCTCAGACCCGGCCACAGCCGGCTAACCAGGAGGGGAGTATGTTGACGAGGAAAAGACAGGTAGCGTTTGCGATCGAATCTGTAGAAGGAACTGCGGAAACATTGACGGCGGCAAACGCTAAGTTGTATGCTTACGATCCTAAGATAACGTTCGAACCGGAGATGCATGATCCGGCAGTCGCGGGGATCGCCAGCTCACAGATGGCCAAGGTGTCCGGGAAGCGGCCGGGGACGTATAAAACCGGATTCCATATAAACGGGTCCGGCGCTGCTGCGACCGATCCGGAATGGATCAAACTGCTGCGTGCATGCGGGTTTGCCAGCAGCACGTTGTCGTCAATAACGATAGGGGCGATCACTAGCGGTCCGCTCGTCCATGGCGAAACAATTACCGGAGGCACGTCAAACGCCACCGGGCGTGTTATAAAAAGGACGGTCACGGGGACAACGACGTTGTATTTCGTATCCACGAGCTCCGCAACGTTTCAGAACGGGGAAGTTATCACCGGAGGCACTTCAGGAGCGACCGCAACGACCGGATCCCTGCCGTCAACCGCGGGCAAAGTCATGGAGCCTATTGAAAGCAGCATACCATCATTGACAATGGCGGGGTATGAAGACGGGCTGCGGAAACTGTTGAAAGGGTGCCGCGGATCAAAGATCAAATTCGATTTCAAAACAGGCAAGGTTTGTCTGGGCGATGTCGAACTCAAAGGAGTTGAGGCAGGCGTTGCGGACGTAGCGTTGTTATCGGGAGTTACCCGCGAGACGTCGTTGCCGCCGGCGTTTTTAAGCGCAGCATTCACCTGCGACGCGGTGG